GAAGCCTCTGATAAAGCTGCTAAAGATGCAGCACTTAGATTTATTAAACCTATGAACTACCCACAAATTACAACTGAAGAAACAAAAGACTTTGATATAGTTTGTAGTGTAGATAATAAACCACATCATCTTTTTGAAGTAGAAGTTAAGTACAGTTGGAAAGGAGATTGGAACGAGAGTTGGGAGGAGATACGTATACCTCATAGAAAAAATAGATTAGTTAAAAAATGGCAAGAGCTTTATCCAGATTCTCTATTTTCATTTCTAGTATTTAGAAATGATTGTAAGAAAGCTTGGTACATACAAGCAGAAATATTATTACATTGTGATGTTAAAGAAATATCCAATAGATACGTAAGAGAGGGCGAGAGTTTTTTTCATATACCAGTACAGGAGGCAACTCTCGTAGACATACCATGACTACAGCCGTAGTAGATATAGAAACAGATAGCTTAGATGCTAGTCGTATACATTGTATAGTTGCACAACACTATCATACAGGAGAGATGCGTGAGTGGATAGGAGATCAATGTAAAGAGTTTGGAGAGTGGTCAAAAAAGATAGACACATTTATAATGCACAATGGTCTTAGTTTTGATGCACCTGTATTAAATAGATTAACAGGATCTAAAATATCTTCATCACAGGTACGTGATACTTTACTAGAGTCTCAACTATTTAATCCTATTAGAGAAGGTGGTCACAGTTTAAAAGCATGGGGTAATAAATTAAATAGTCATAAGATTGATTATGATAATTTTGATGAATTTACTCTTGAGATGTTAGACTATTGTAAACAAGATGTATCACTAACTAGAAAAGTAGCACAAGAATTAGAGAAAGAAAGTGTAGAGTTTTCTAAAAAGTCTTACGAGTTAGAAAGAAATATACGAGTTATTATTGATCAACAAGAACGTAATGGGTTTGCATTTAATATAAGAGAAGGACAATTACTCTTAGCTAAATTAGAAGATGAGCAACATGAACTAGAGAAACGATCATTGGAGATGTTTGAACCTACTATTGTTGAACTAAAAACTAAGACAAAAGAGATACCATTTAACATTGCTTCTCGTAAACAAATAGCAGATCGTTTAATAGATCGTGGATGGAGTCCCTCTGTTTACACAGAGAAAGGTAATGTTGTGGTTAATGAAGCTGTATTATCTAAAATTAAAATGCCAGAAGCTGAAATGTTTAGTAGATATTTTTTACTACAAAAAAGAACTGGTCTTTTGAAGTCTTGGATAAAAGAGTGTAATAATGATTTACGTGTTCATGGTAGTGTTCTTACTCTTAAAACTATTACTGGCCGTATGGCTCACCACAGTCCTAACATGGCACAAGTGCCAGCAGTCTACAGTCCTTATGGAAAAGAATGTAGAGCACTATGGGGTGTGTCTGACAGCAACACACATAAACTTGTAGGCACTGACGCTAGTGGTCTTGAACTTAGATGTCTTGCACACTACATGAATGATACTAATTTTACAGAAGAAGTATTAACTGGTGATGTGCATACTGCTAATCAAAAAGCAGCAGGACTAAAAACTAGAGATCAAGCTAAGACTTTTATCTATGCTTTTCTTTATGGTGCAGGTCCAGCTAAAATAGGTAAAGTTGTTGGCGGCTCTGCTTCTACAGGACAGAGATTAATATCTAAGTTCTTATCTAACATGCCAGCTTTGAAAAGACTTAGATCAAATGTATCAGAGGCTGCTCAAGCTGGTACTATTAAAGGTCTTGATGGTAGAAGACTACAGATTAGATCAGAACATGCAGCATTAAACACTTTACTTCAAGGTGCAGGTGCTATAGTTTGTAAGCAATGGCTTGTGCAGATAAATGAAAAGGTTAGAAGATCTGGTATTGATGCTAAGTTGGTAGCATCTGTTCATGATGAATACCAATTTGAAGTAGCCAAGCCAGACGTACAAAGGTTTTGTAAACTAACAAAGGAGGCAATGTATCAAACACAAAAGATATTTAACTTTAAATGTGATTTAGATTCTGATTATAAAGTTGGAAATAATTGGGCAGAAACACATTAAAGTACTTGACAACAAAATAATACTATGTTATTATGTAAAAGTTACTAGACAATCAAGGCTGGAATAGTCCAGTGCAAATTTAAATGGAGAAAATAAAGATCATGAATGATCCAATTTACATTACAGGAAAATGTCACTACGCATCAATCATTGAACCTAATACAAAGTTTGATCCAGTATGGTCAATACAAATTGAGGTTGACGATGATAACCGTTCTGTTATTGAAGGAGCTAATCTTAAAATAACAAACAAAGGCGATGATCGTGGTGATTTTGTCACCATTAAACGAAAGGTAATGAGAAAGGATGGGAGTGAACGTAAAGCTCCTATTGTTAAAGACTCACAGAATAATCTGTGGGATGATAAGTTGATTGCCAATGGCAGTCTTGTTAATGTAAAAGCAATTCCTTATGAATGGAATTATGCTGGTAGGTCTGGTGTATCTGCTGACCTTGCTGCTGTTCAGGTTGTAGAATTTATTGAATATGCAAATAGCAAGGAAGACTTTGCCCCTGTTGACGGTGGATATGTACAAGAGTCAGCCTCAGTTCCCTTCTAACTAAGGAGTAGGGGGAGTGATGTTTCCTCTCTGCATTGCTCCCCCTGTTTTACGATGAAAACTATTGATACTCTTGTAGAAGATATATATAATTTATTTAATCTTGATCCTATAGATATGGATGAAGAAGAAGTAGATAAACACATAGATACTTTTGGTGAAATGCTAAAGGTACATATAAAAGATTTTCTATATGAAGTTCCTAAAGATAGAACTGGTTTAAGACTTTCTGCAATAGGTAAACCAGATAGAAAGATTTGGTTAGATGTTAATAGTCCTCTTGAAGAAGAACAACTTAAACCATCTACTAGAATAAAGTTTTTATATGGTTATATTCTAGAAGAACTTTTACTTTTATTTTCTACTATTGCAGGACATGATGTTAAAGATCAACAAAAAGAAGTTCATGTTGATGGTGTAGCTGGACATCAAGACTCTGTTATTGATGGTGTTCTTGTTGACTGTAAGTCAGCTAGTGGTTTTGGATTTGAAAAGTTTAGAAAAAATAATCTAGTGGAAGACGATCCATTTGGATATGTCGCTCAAATATCTGCTTACGCTCAAGCAAATGGTATAGATACTGCTGCATTTCTTGCAATAAATAAATCTACTGGAGAGATATGTTTATCTAAACTACATCAGATGGATATGATTAATGCAGAAGCAAGGGTCAAACATCTTAAAAATATTGTTAGTAAAGATAGCTTGCCTGATAAATGTTACTCTGATATACCTGATGGCAAGTCTGGTAATCGTAGCTTGGCTGTTGGTTGTGTCTATTGTAGTTATAAGCAAACATGTTGGGCAGATTCTAACCAAGGTAAAGGACTACGTGTATTTAAGTATGCAAAGGGTAATAAATTTTTAACACAGGTTGTGAGAGAACCAGATGTAGAAGAAGTGCATGCATTGGAAGTATCATAAAAAACCAGAACCACATGTTCATTTTGGTTTTGTCTATCAAATAACTAATAAGAAAACTAATAAGTCTTATATAGGCTGTAAACAATATTACGTAACTCGTAATAAAAAAAAGGTAGAGTCTAACTGGAGAATTTATACAGGCTCTAGTAAATATCTTAATGAAGATATAAAGAAATTAGGTAAACGTGCATTTAAGTTTGAGATTATTTGTGAGTGTAAAAATAAAAGAAGTTTAAAATATTATGAGTGTTATTATCAAGTAATAAATCATGTATTAACTTCAAAATTAGAGGGAACAAATGAACCAGCCTTCTACAATAATTATGTAGGAGGTAAATTTTATAGGCCAGTACAAGAACCACCAAATGGAAAATGATTTAGAAGAAAACGAATCACTGTATGATTTAACAGGAAAGAATCCTGATAGAAGTTTAAACTTAGCGATTATTCTAAGAGCACTACTTGACTTATCTAAACCTAAAGTAGATAATGAAACTGTAGAAACATCTTTGCTAAGAGATCAAGCTAATGCTTGGGTCTTTGCCTCTGTTGGTGTAACATGTGAGAACTTTGTTTATACCTGTGAACTAGCAGGTGTTGATCCTAAGACAGTGAGAACTTTTGCAATTAAAGCTGTAACTGTAAAAGATAATTCAAGTATAAGAAAAAAGTTAAACTCTTTTTTATAGAAAGAATTAAATGAATATTAAAAATGAATCAAGAGATCAGTATATAATTAGAAAATTAAGAGAAGAAAAAGAATTGAAAGAATCATCACTAGAAAAACAAGTAGGTGGAGATCATTACAAAGAATGTGAGATACAACCAATAGAGTACATAGAAAAAAATAATTTAAGTTTTTGTGAAGGTAATATTGTAAAGTATGTAACGAGACATCGCACAAAAGGAGAGGGTAGAAAAGATATAGAAAAAGTAATACACTATGCTGAAATGATTTTAGATTTATATTACAACGAGTAGGGGCAAATGATTAAGGATGATATTACAATCTCTCCTGAGAGAGATAATCTTTTTGATGAGTTAGGGATCACTCGTCTTAAAGAAGCTTACATGATGGATCATGAAATTTCACCACAAGAAAGGTTTGCACATGTATCTAGCTGTTTTGGTTCTAATAAAGAACATGCTCAAAGATTATATGAGTACGCTTCAAAACATTGGCTCTCGTATTCAACACCAATTTTATCGTATGGACGATCTAAACGTGGGCTTCCTATTTCTTGTTATCTTAATTATATTGACGATAGTTCTGAAGGATTAGTGGAGAATTTAAGTGAAACAAACTGGCTTTCAATGTTGGGTGGTGGTGTTGGTGTTGGCTTTGGTATTCGTTCATCTGATGATAAGTCTACAGGGGTTATGCCTCACCTCAAAATGTATGATGCATCAAGCTTGGCATACAGACAAGGGAGAACTCGTAGAGGTAGCTATGCCGCATATCTAGACATATCACATCCAGACATACTTATGTTTCTTGAGATGCGTAAACCAACAGGAGATCAAAACTTTCGTTGTCTTAATATGCATCATGGTATTAACATATCAGATAAGTTTATGAGTGTTCTTGAACACTGTATGGTTAATCCACTTGCTGATGATAGTTGGGATCTAGTTGATCCACATAGTAACGAAGTAAGAGATATTGTTTCTGCTAAAGAACTTTGGCAACGTATATTAGAAATGCGTATGCAAACAGGAGAACCTTACATACATTTTATTGATAAGTCTAACAATGAAATGCCATCATGGTTAAAACAAAAAGGTTTTAAAATAAACCAATCTAATTTATGTTCTGAAATTATTCTACCTACATCAGAAGAAAGAACTGCTGTATGTTGTTTATCTTCTGTAAACTTAGAGTACTTTGATGAGTGGTCTAAAGACAAAGATTTTCTATCAGATACATTAGAAATGTTAGATAATGTTTTACAAAGTTTTATTGACAACGCTCCTGATACTATTCATCGTGCTCGTTATAGTGCGAAGCGAGAGAGATCAGTTGGAGTTGGAGCACTTGGATTTCATGCATACTTACAAAGTAAAAACATACCCTTTGATTGTGCGTTAGCTAAATCTCATAACATTAGAATGTTTAAACATATTAGAGAAGGTTTAGACTATGCTAATAGAAGTTTAGCTTTATTACGAGGTGAAGCTCCTGATGCTGTAGGGACAGGACTAAGATGTAGTCATGTAATGGCTATTGCACCTAATGCATCTAGCTCTATTATCATGGGTAATACTTCTCCATCAATAGAACCTTGGAGAGCTAATGCCTATAGACAAGATACTCTTAGTGGATCTTTCTTAAATAAAAACAAATTCTTAGATAAAATTATTAAGACTAAATGTGAAGAAGATAGTAAGCTAAACTATGAACGTATCTGGTCTAGTATCATAGCTAACGATGGTTCTGTACAACATCTAAGATCTTTTACCTCTGAAGAGAAAGAAGTATTTAAGACTGCTATGGAGATAGATCAACGATGGGTTATAGAACATGCAGCAGATAGACAACAATACATTGACCAATCACAATCTCTTAATGTATTCTTTAGACCTGATGCTGAGATTAAATACCTACATGCTATACACTACATGGCATGGAAGAAAGGACTGAAGACTATGTACTATTGTCGTTCAGAAAAGATTGGTAAGGCTGACAAAGTTAGCCGTAAGATTGAGCGACAGATTATTAATGAGTTAGACATGGAAGCACTAGCATCTGGAGATGAGTGTCTTGCCTGTGAAGGATAAGGAGATTACTATGGAACTTACTGCTGAAATAGTTAGAGAGTTATTAGATTATAATCCTGATACTGGAGATCTTTTTTGGAAAGAAAGACCTCTAAAATATTTTAAAAAGGAAGTTTACGCACGTAGATGGAACACTAGATATGCTGGTAAGGAAGCATTTACTTATAAAACTAAAGACTATCGCTCAAAACATGTAAGAATTTCAAAAAAAGAAGGTGCAATTTTTAATAAAAACTATTGCGCACATCGTATAATTTGGCTACATTACTATGGTTGTTGGCCTAAAGATCAAATAGATCATATCAATCACGATCCAACTGATA